CGCATGGGGTGACCCATGTGAGTAAGACTGGCGAGAGCCGAGTCGTTAAGATTTTTGTCTGTACGTGATTACTTATGCACCACTAGTTGGTGTAAAAAGATTCATGCGTAGATGCATTTGTTAATTTATTGTACCTCAACCACCGTTGAGACACAAAGTTCAGTGTATGTTTACGAACTAGAAAGCCCTAACGTCTAGTAAAACTCAGCAATGAGTGAGCCTAGAGACTAAGACTGGTGTCTTAGTACTACATACACAACAATAGTCGTCGCATAATTTATGCAGGCCTATGGACAAGGCCATCCAAACAAATCTTGGTAAGATTTTGTCAAACTCGGTAGATAAATACCTCCTTCTACAGGTGAGACGAAATCTAATCAAGCGGTTGGGAGAAATCCTAATCGTAACCTCCACTATATATGATTTTGTGTTTGAGAGTCCTGCGGGGTAGCACCCTTATATGTTCTCTAGTCAACAGACCGGTATATCCGATTATATATAATGACCAGAAGAGGATCGGGCCAGACAAACCCGGAAATCTAGTCTCTATTAAAAAACTAGTTACTATTCAATGAGTGCGGGATTCGCGACAGAATTCGGCACACCCTTGACCCGCATTGAGGAGATCGACTCCTTATTTGCAGCCCTTGGAGAGGGTGAGATCAATGGTCTTAATCATCCAACCCCCGATGGAGGAGAAACTTCGGTTTCTGAAGCATCAAACGACCGCACCGGTATCGTTAGTAACGAGGCGCCGGGCAAAAACCAAAACTTTAAAGGACCACAACACGTTGATGTTGTGGAAGAAAACTGTGAAGCAATTCGTTTGGATTGTGATGAGAAGTTAGATCAGCAAGGTCTGATTGACTTTGCTAAGAAAGCTCATCAAGCCAATCTGAACTTGCAGGAGCTAAGTCAAGCTATGGATGAGTTCACAAAGGGACTATCCAAAATAAAGCTTTTCTTCACAGATCAGTCTAACAGTGATAATGTAGTAGATGGAATGATCCGGAGGTTTGAGTCTCTCATTCTCTTTGTGTATCAAATCTCAACTGCTAACTCAACTGCGGACATTCTGGTGGATGCACTTGCATATCTCCAAACATTCATCCATGGATCCATCTATGGGAAAGTCAAGAATTTCGTTACCTTGTTACTTACACAGGGAAAGCGACTTGTGCAACGTCCCAAAAAATTGGAATTTCAAGGAAGCTGGTTGGAGTCGAATTGGGCATCCCTAACCAAAGGGGAGTTTGGAAGTCGAATATCTTCCATGTTGAACTTGTTTGTGTTGTTGGGAGTGATGCCAGAAAAGGCATCCTCTTTTATAACATCTGAGTTCTATGTGACGTTTAACATTCAAACAAAAAAGAACAATACTGGTAGTGTGCTTGAGCACATTGTTCGCACTTTTGACTTCGTGGTTGATAGTGTCTACCCAGCAGTTGTGAATGGTGATTTGTCAATGCTTTTTTCGGAGCGGGACCAAGTGCACCTAGACGATCTGTATCGCAAAGCTTTGAATGCTGCTGACATGTACAATTCCAATCAGATGGAGCGACTGAAAACTCAGCTTGAAATCGGTGGAGAATCCGATTTGCTGAACTTCATGGAACACGCCCTTCTGAAACATTTGGAATTTAAGGTTCATTGTGAATCTTATGCGAAGAAGGAGATCAATATTCGGGTGATTAAACTTGATAGGTTGATAACTGATTTGCGAGCTACATTCAGAGAGTCGGACATGCGGGTTGAACCGTATGCTATTCTGACTTATGGGATAACCTCCCAGGCTAAGACTATTTTGAATACAGCCCTTTCTCATGCAATTTGTAAGAGGAATGGCTTCCCAGAGGGACCTGAGTATCGAGTGACTTTGAATGCTATGGATCCTTACCAGTCAGAATATAGGTCTAGCCATGTTGTGGTACATTTTGATGATATTGCAAATACAAAAGCTGAGCATGAAAAGGACAATCCTTTGTTCAAAATCATTCAGTTTATTAACAATGTCCACTGTACTGCTCTTAGCCCTGAGGCTGAGAAGAAGGGAAAAATGGACATTCGTTGTAAAGTTGTTATGGGAACAACCAACAAAATGGACATAAATGCTTCCTATTTTTCGAATTGTCCTGCGTCAATTTTGCGACGTTTCAATTTGATTCTTGATGTAAGACTCAAGAAGGGAGTGACAGATATGAATGGGAGGATTTTGCCACAGTTCTCAAAAATTCCAATGCCTGATCTATGGAACATCAAAGCCTATGTTGTGGCTATACGTGATCCTGATGTATCTGGTATGGATTGGGAATTTGTGCAAATCCGAAGCATTGCTGATATCACTGACTTGGTGGATTACCTGTCGGAGGATACGGTTAGACATTATACTCTTCAGGAGGAGATTGTTGCGACTGCAAAGGATCTCCATAAGAGTGAACATTGTGAGCACCATCCCCTTTTCACCATGCCCTGTTGTAAATGCGCTCGAGATGGTTCCCCCGCCAAACAGGTTGTTGTCGAAGAGAATTTGGACAAACAAGGATGGTGGGGTTCGCAAGAATCGGTTCAGAGTGATGATAGCTCTGATTCTGATGGAACCATTTTTCTTGATCCCAGTGAGACACTACAAGTGTATAAAGAATTCTTTGGAGTAGAGACTGTTGAAGAGGAAGTTCCTCCAGTGCAGCTCGATTCTGAATCGTCTCCTGAACAGAAGAAACCAGCCATTAGGAAATATTTTGAAAAGAAGAAACAAAAAATCTCAGATAGTGCCAAGAACTTTTCTGCCTTTGCTGGCAGGACACCTGCTTACCAAGAAGAACTGAGACCAATGCTCCGTAGACAAATCGGAGAAGAAGGTTTCACTTGGGAAGAGGTCTATTCCGAGCTAGAGCATTGCTCTGCTCCCAAAGAGAGAATCTCTAAGATCGTGAGAATGAAAAACTTTCGGTTGAAAGATATATTCCTCAGGAGTAGAGAGCAGATGGCAAAGATTGATCCTCGTTTCAAAGCAATGTTGGCGTTTTCTGCTGTGCTTGGTTTTTCTCTTGTTTCTTTCAAGATGTACAAAAAGTTTGAGAATCAAGGAGCAAATATTTCCCAATTGGAAGCTCGTGCTATGACTCCAAAGATGGTAGCTGACCATGATGATAAGTACAAGCGTCCTGTGAAATTGGGGATAACTCCCTCAAAGAATTCCATCTCTATAAAATACACTGACTTGGAAGATCGCATTGATAAAAACTTGAGAGGTGCAATAATATATGAAATTGATGAAAATACCCGAGAAAATCTGGGTCCTCCTTGTTTTTGCAATGTTTCCCCTGTTGGTGAGGGTGATTGGTTGTTTCCAGCCCACTTGCTGGATTTGAAGAAGTGCTACAAAGTGTTGCTTCTAACTCATCCTCAGCACTACTTGGGCGTGAAACATATATGTGCGATGGTGAATTCAGCCAATATGGCACCATTTGAAGCACAAGATGACCTAATGTTGGTTGCCTTGTGTAGTGGATCGAATTGGGCAATGGATAAGTATTTTCCGCTAGATCATGTGTTGAAAGTTGGGGATCCAATTCGGATCTACCACAGATCATATGACAGTGTAGTGGACGAAAACCATCCCAGCCCTTCTGGTAGTTATGTTGCTACAACTATTCTCAAGATCGCTGATCAATTTGTAGGAGATCTTGGAAGAGTGCCTCGAATCACATACAACTATCCTGGAACATTTCAGGGGCTGTGTGGAGCTTTGGTTGTGACTAATGACCGGAATCCTTGCGTCATCGGAGTACATACAGCTGGAAAAGACAATATTGGTGCTTGCACTCCTCTAACAAAAGAGAAGGTGGATTCCGTGAGGAGTCATATGAGAGGGCCTGATGTGGTCCGCTTGGCCGAGGAATCGCCAATTCCTCAAACAATGCAAGGCGCTCCAGTGCCTCTGGCTCCATTTTTACATGGAAGAAACGCATTGAATTGGCTACCTGCTGAGGATATTCACAGTGCTGAGATTTTTGGAACAACTGGATTGCCAAATGCGAGATTTAAGACTAGTGTCGAAGAGTCTTGCATTGCTCCTGCATTGAAGGAGCATTTGGGAATTGAAAAGGAACATGCTGGTCCTCTTCGTAGTGCTGTTAGTGCTGCAAGATATAAGGACACTAAGGCTGTGACTACTCAACTTCCACCAGTGAATCCACGAATATTGGAATATGCGAAACAAGATGTGTTGCAAAAATTGGAAAAGGCCGTCACTCCAGAAATGTGTGAATTTATTCATAAATTGTCTGTTGAACATGCGGTTAATGGAGTTCCTGGTGTAAAGGGCTTCGATCCAATAAATATTAAGACATCTGTTGGAGTTCCTCTCAATGTGTCTAAGGAAAAGTTGCTAGCAGAGGTGGATGTCATTTTGCAGAAGAAATTTGGAATATCTTCAAAGAAGAACTTGAAGGTTGTTGAATTGCCAGATGGGAGCACTGAATTGTCGTTCCATATTGAATTTGACCCAAAACTGTATCCTCTTGATGATATTCTAGAGGAAACTATTGAAGTCATGGTGGATGGAAGGAGAGTGAATTTTGTTTTCCGCGTCAATCTGAAAGATGAGGCTTTGCCCTTGGAAAAAGTTGCTGCGGGGAAAATCCGAGCATTTGCTGGAGCCCAATTGTCGTTGGTTATCATTTGTAGGTGTTTGACTCTACCTACTGTTAATATGATGAAGTCGTTCCCCACAGTCTTTGAAAGCGCTGTTGGTGTGGACGCCACTGGAAAGGATTGGGAATTTCTGCATGATTACATTGATACTTTTGAAAATAAAGGACAAGGTGATTTTAGTCAATACGATAAGACAACCAGTTCTAGTGTTTCCAAAGCGTCGGCGGAAATCTTGCGTTATTTGTTGAGAAAAGGTGGCGCGACTGAAGAGGATTTGAGATTGTTTGATTCAATGATCACTGATATCATATTCCCCATCTATGACATGGATGGAGTTTTGGTTGGAGTGGACCATTCCTTGCCGTCGGGGCATCCCTTGACCGTGATTTTGAATGGTATTAACAATATGCTTTTGATGCGTTACGTTTATTATGCAAATCACGCTCCCAATTTCCCTGATGGGATTGTGGTTGGAAAATCGATTCCCTTGTTCCACTTTGTGGTGAAGTTGATCACATATGGTGATGATAATCTATGGAGTGTCTCTGATGAAGAGAAACTGTTTAATATGATATCTATCATGGAGCAGCTGAAGAAAATTGGGATGAAGTACACCAGTGCTTCAAAAGGCGATATAGATAGCAGATTCATACGTAAAGAGGATATGACATTCTTAAAACGTGGATTTGTTCGACATGCCGTCTTGGATGCAGTGGTTGCTCCGCTAGAGATCGCCTCCATTCACAAGTCCCTGACTTGCACTCGTAAGGAGAAAGGCAGGAGAGAGTCAGATGCCCAGATCATGGCTATGAACATGGGTAGCGCGTTGCGCGAATTGTTCCTCCATGGAGAGGACGTGTACCAGCACTATTTTGAGGGTTTTCAAAGAGTGGCTGAAGAAACAGTGGACAATGAGGGTTTCCGAGTACGAGACTTTTATGATCCTCCAAGTATTCAAGATTGCATTGAATCATTTCAAAGTACTACGTGTAGATATGCGGAGTGCCTTGAGAAGTACAATGTGAAATTGGAATTTCAAGCCCAAAACCTACATGGTGGGCGACTCACTTGGGAAGATGCCGAAGAAATTCGCCATTTTGAACAATTGAATGATTGGGATATGATGACCTTTCGGTCTATCGGCGACTTGGAACTGTTTTATGACTTTGCTGATCATGTGGCGATGCGAGATCAAATTCTCAATGAGATGGAGCGCGCCATGAATAACAGAGCTCGCCAGCACCGCCAAGTTGCGCGGTGTGCGCGGCAGATAGAAACCCTCTTTCATGTAGCTTACGATCGTGTTCGGTATCCCCAGACTAGTCATTTTGACCGAATCAGGGGAATTCCATCCTTTGCACGGAACCATGTGGTTGTGCAATTATTTGAACGGTCCATCGCTCGCAATCAAATTCATTCATTAGAGTTCATCCCTGATGATATTAAAGGATTGATCGTTGAGTTTTCTGCTACTGAGGTTTTCGTTGTATCTGGTTTGACAGCAACAGTCCCACCTCGCCCTGTACTTATTGGAATTGTACATAATCCATCTAGAAATTTTACTGCTGAGACTTTAGCAGCTTATGCTCGAATTGGGCAATTGAGAATTATTTAATGAAAAAGTGTACATATATATATATTTTATTTTACTCTCACATTTGTTGAACAAAAGTGGGCTCATTAAACTTGTGAGAAAATTAAGTTCATGTCTTGTGGCCTAAGCAGCCCTAGACCTGTATAAATAGCTTTCCAATGTTAATAAAGAGTGTTCAAGTCTCCACACAAAGTCAAAAGGAGACCCTTGTACTTTAGCCTTTATGTCTAAAAGGTTAGAATCAGTAGATTCGCTAGATTTCCAAGCTGGACAATTCTGTTATGAAGAACCAGCCAATAAGGAGATCGCTCCTGGCATCATGCAGTTTGTAGATGCCAATCCGTCCTACGTTTGTGAGCCTGTTCACACTATTGACGAAACAAGAGGAGTCACAGACGATCCCAGTGCGGATCTATCTAATTTCTTTTCTCGTCCAGTCAAAATTTTTGAACGAAATTGGGTAACAACAATGGACGAAATAATCTACCCTTGGGAATTGTGGTCATCAAATCCGCGTGTCATGAATCGATTGACAAACTTTCGAAATTTTCGTGGAAATCTCCACGTGAAAGTAGTGATAAATGGCAATAGTTTCTATTGGGGAAAGGCTTTGTTGTCCTATATGCCATTGAGCATGACCGAAACTTTTCAACGATTGGTCGCCAACAACAATAGTAGGATGCAAGCATCTCAGATGCCTCATCTGTGGATTGATCCTACAACATCAGAAGCTGGAACTTTGGTTCTTCCCTTCTTCTACCATAAAGATTGTCTCGACATGGTAGTAATTGATGCTTTTCGAGACATGGGGACATTGTGGCTACAGTCCATTGTCCCTCTGGCCCATGCAAACAATCTGACAAATCCAGTGCGAATTACAATGTATGCATGGTGTGAGGATGCCAAGTTGACAACACCAACGCATGTGGACATTGCTGGTCTTGCACCACAAGGTGGTCGTCTGGACTTCCAAGCTGGGAGTGCCGATGAGTATGAAACAAGTGGTGTGATTTCTCAGCCTGCTCAACAATTTGCTGAGGCAGCGGGGCAGCTCAAAGACGTGCCGGTCATTGGACCATACGCTTTAGCTGCTTCTGGCATGGCTGCTGGAGTTTCATCTGCCGCCAGATCTTTTGGCTACAGTATGCCCACCATCCTAGAGGATATCCGGCCAGTCAAAATTTGGCAGAATTCTCAACTTGCAACCACAGATGGAGGAGACACTTGCCAGAAACTCACATTCACCTCCAAACAAGAAACTACTGTTGATCCTAGGATCACTGGTTTAGGAGAGGTTGATGAGCTTGCCATTTCTCATTTGGCGGCACGCGAAGCGTATATTAATAATTCGACTTGGGACTTGTCTGACCCAGTCAATACTCCTTTGTGGTCGCTTCCTGTGACTCCGTCGCTTCGAACGATTTCCACATACACTATTCCGCCTTCGGCCACTGGAATGGCATTGACGCCTATGGCGTTGGCTGCCATGCCATTTGGATTTTGGAGAGGTTCAATCACCTTTCGCTTCCAAATTGCTGCTTCCTTGTACCACAAAGGCAGACTTTTAATTGTGTGGGACCCAGTCATTCCTGCAGCAACTCCTGAAACTAATGTCCAATATTCTAGGATTGTGGATATTGCAGAGACGCGAGATTTCTCCGTCACAGTGGGATGGGGTTCACCCTATGCTGCTCTTTTTAATGACAAATATACGATGGTGAATAACTGGTCCTCGAGTGGATTGTACACCCCAAATATTGATGCAGACAATGGAGTGTTGACGGTCTACGTTTTGAACTCCCTGGTCACTACAGGAGCGAACACTAGTCCAGTCAGAGTGTTGTGTTCCGTTTCATCGCCCGACTTAGTTGTGCATGATCCTGTTGCTGACAATGTTCAAGATTTCACTTATCATTTGGTACCCCAGGGTGCTGTTTTGAGTGAGGATCAGATTCTCCAGTTTCAGGGTGGAATGGCCTCGGATGATGTTGCTACTGGGAATGCTCCAGTGGGCGCAGAGAAAATTGTCCAGGACATTGGGAATCCAGTGCTTGACAAGGCAAGTCTATTTTTGTCTGGAGATCCCATCACATCGTACCGCCAGTTGCTCAAAAGGTACACTTATTCACGAACCTTGGGTACGGAAATAATCCAAGCACCTGGCAAAGTTTCCTATCAATCCTGGACTGAAACAGGATATCCTTATCAAAGAGGACCTGCGCCATCGTTTGGTCTTGATGAGGGGGGAACCTACAACCTGGGACCGATGAATGTCCACAGCCTTCTTGCGGGATGCTTTTATGGCTGGTCTGGAAACATTCGTTTTAAAATCTACCCTGGATTTGCTTCAGAGATCGATCCTGATATCTTGTGTGTTGCGAGACACTACAAAGGTGCTAGAGTTGATCGTCTCAATACAACATATGATGATACTCCTGATAATGTAAGGAGGTTGATGTCTGAGGCAGATTTCAGTTGGTCTGGTCTACAACGCACGAATAAGGTAGCCGGAAATGTGATGGAGATTGAGATCCCCAATTATAAGCAAATTCGGTTCTTTCCTACCTTCCTATCCAACAACTTTCAATCCCGCAGCTCGAGTATAGAATTAGTCGCTATCACTCGTTATAAAAACTCATCCGACAATGGGCAATACTTTGATCTGTATAGATCAGTTGGTGAAGATTTTCAGTTTTATTTCTTCATCGCCGTGCCTACATTGTGGGATTCAAGACTAATCCCAGTAAACACTTAATTGGAGTTGCAGTGCTCCGCTTTCGCTGTGTTTGCTGTTGTGTTCATGTTATTGTTACATTTTTCTTT